CCAGTTGCCAGGGAGCCGTACTGCAAGAACATGCCAGAACGGGATCAACTAGCAGAGGACAATGCTACCGTTTTGCGGAAGATTGCGGATCAGATTGCAGCCGAATTACTCGAAATACCCACCAATGCCAACAAGCAGGCTTATAGCCTGGTTGAAGCTATTGGCGGCTTTGAAGGTACCTCATTCAAGGCCATGGAGTTCAGCACATCCCCAGGATACCCTTGGGCTGCGCGCGGGCTCAAGAAGAAAGATCTCATCACGGTTGATGAGAAGGGCAAACCCAAGTGTGGGTCCCATGCCCGCGAGTTTTCCGACCGCATGAAGAATGTCATCGAGACCCTCTCAAACGGTGACGTTCCCACTTTCATACATACAGATGTCATGAAGGTGGAGTGGAGAACGTTGGAGAAGGCCAAGAAGCCACGCCTGGTTTCGTCGGCCCCCTATGATGCAGCCGTCGCTGGCCGCATGCTCTTTGGGGACTTTATGAAATTCATGGCAGATGCAGGGATGGAAGCCGAGACTCTTATTGGTTTCGATCCCTACACACAGGGGGACGAATTTGCGCAACGCCTTTTGCGGTTTGGACCACTCAAAAACTGCGGTTGTGCAGATTACAAGGGCTTCGACACTAGCCATTGTCGTACGCTTATGTTGTACGCAGTGGACATCATCAACAAATGGTATGGGTCGGACGATTCGTTTTCACGACTCAGACGTACCTATGCCGAATCCATCGTCAATTCATACCATATCCGCGGTCCGATTATTGAGAAATGGGACGGTTCAATGCCTTCGGGCAACGTCCTGACCACAATTCTCAATTGTCTGATCAACAAAATCCTCGTTCGCTTCGCTTTCTACCGCGCTCTCGGCAACCAAGAAGTGGCAATCACGATGTTCAGGAAGCTCGTGGTGTTCCTTTGCCTAGGAGACGACAATGTTATGGCTGTCCACCCGCGATACATGGATCGTTTCAATGAGCTTACACTCTCAAGAGGAGTTGCAGAGCTCGGATACATTATGACCTCAGCTGACAAGACCAAGCCGCTCAGCTCAAATCTTGTATCCATTTACGAGGTAGAGATGCTCAAGCGAACACCTCGCTTCGACAAACTTAGTGGTATGCATGTCCTGCCCATCAAGCTTAGTGTTATCCTTAACACTCCGCTTAGGACGAAGAAGACTCTTTACAACACGATTGCGATTGACAATTTGGAGAGTTCGCTCCACGAATTGTCCTTGCATGCTCCAAGTGTTTGGGAAGAGTGGTGCCCCAAGATGGTCAAGTTCTTTGCCCATCTATATGCCCCACGGTCAACAACTCGAACTTTTTATTTCGAGGAGACGACGAAAACAGGATGGTTTCGACCTGAAATCAACCTGTGAGTTGGCCCCGTGTTTCGTTGAGTACACGTAAAAGAATCAACATCGCAGCATTTATCCAAGCAAATCGCATCTCGAAGCATTCAGTTGCCGGCAAACGAGAGATGGCAGACACATCAGGCCCAAATGTTGCGCACAACGTAGCCGATGCCCCAGACGCAGGTATATCACACTTTACAGACGATACTCTCGGAGCTGAGTCTTCTACAGTTTCTAGAACTCAGCTCATTTCTAGTGTTAGAGACCTTTCTTTTGTTTCGGGTGTTCAAAGTATCCGAGACTTTTTAGAGCGACCAACACTACTTGCTAGTGGACACCTTGCGGCCACAGACTCTACGTCACTATTCTCAGCAGACCCTTGGGCTCTTCAGCTCGCTGGGATCAAAGGTTTGAAATTAGCAGGTATTGGGCTCATGAGAGCGGACATCGTTGTTCGACTTCAGATCAACGCCGTCCGCTTTCAAGCAGGGCGTTACATCCTTTGTTGGTTACCAATTGGAGGAACTGCGAGCGGAGCCAGTGCAGCCTACATTAGGCAGCATTGTGCGAACCTCACGACCATCACACAGCTCCCCCATGTGGAAATCGATCT